ATCGCCTCGGCGCGATCTTCAAGGGCCTGACCAGCAACGGCGACAAGGGAGGTCAAGCATGAAGACGCTCTTCATCGTCCAGGCGGCGTTGTGCGCGCTGATCGCGCTGCGCCTGCTGCTCTTCAAGCGCGAGGGCGCCGCTCACCGGCCCTGGGCGTCGCGCCTGGCGTACGGCCTGGTGGTGCTCGCGGGCGCCGTCACCATCGGCGTGCTGTTCGGCCGCTACGACTGGGCGCTGCTCGCGCAGAACGGCATCACGGCCGTGGTCTGTGTCGCGGTGTTCGCCGTGCGCGGCAACGTGGTCGAGCTCTTCCGCATGGGCGGGGCCGACCAGTCCTGGTTTGTTCGTTTCCTTCGGAGGTCTTCGTGAGCATCCTGCGTGAAGGCATGGTCGGGGCGGAAGTGCACGAGCTGCAGCGACTGCTGATCGCCGCCGGCTTCAATGCGCCCGACTCGTGCATCTACGGTTCCGACACCGCTGCCGCCGTGCGTGCGGCCCAGCGCCGCTTTGGCCTGGTGGTCGACGGCATTGCTGGCCCGAAGACGCTGGCGGCCCTGCAAGCCGGCATCCGCAACACGCGGCATCTGACGGATGCCGACCTGCAGGCGGCCGCCGAAAAGCTCAACGTTCCGCTGGCGGCTATCCGTGCCGTCAACGAGGTGGAGAGCAAGGGCAACGGCTTCCTGGCTGACGGGCGGCCGGTGATCCTCTTCGAGCGCCACGTCATGTACGACCAGCTCAAGAAGGCCGGCAAGGACGCCGACGCACTCGCGCGGCAGTTTCCGAACGTGGTGAACAAGGATCCGGGCGGCTATGCCGGCAAGGCTGGCGAGTACATGCGCCTGGCGCAAGCCTCGCAGATCGATGAGGTGTGCGCCCTGTCGTCGGCGAGCTGGGGCCTGTTCCAGATCATGGGCTTCCACGCCCGCCGGCTGGACTACCACGACGTCCATGAGTTCGTCGCCGCCATGCGCACCAGCGAGGCGGCCCAGCTCGACGCCTTCGTGCGCTTCATCGCTGCGGACCCGACACTGCAGAAGGCCCTGGCTGGTGGCAAGTGGGCGGCTTTCGCACTCGGCTACAACGGCAAGAACTACAAGGCCAACCTGTACGACGTGAAGCTGGAGCGCGCTTTCGACCGCTACCAGGCCGAAGAGGCGGTGGCCGCATGAACCGCGCCGTCGCCATCCTCGCCCTGCTGGCTGTGGCAGCGGGGCTCGCCTGGTGGGCCACCGCGCGCTACGACGCGGCCGTCGACCGCGCGGAGAAAGCAGAGACCACCGCCGGCGAGCTGCGCATCCAGCTCAGGAACGCCCGGGGCGCCACCGTCACCGTCACAAAGTACGTCGACCGCGAGCGCGTCATCCGCGTCAAGGGCGACACCGTCATCAAGGAGGTACCGCGCTATGTCACCGTTCAAGCTGATGCTGCCTGCGTTGTTCCTCGCGGCTTTGTGCGCCTGCACGACGCCGCAGCCGCCGGCGCAGTGCCAGATCCAGATACCGGAGATGCTGATGCGGCCCCCTCGGGCGTTGCACTCTCTGCCGTCGCCGCTACCGTCGCAGCCAACTACACCGACAGCCACGCCAACAGCGAACAGTTGAGCGCCCTGCAGCAGGCGCTGCGGGACCAGGGCGTGACCATCATCGGCGAGGCCTCCGCGCCATGATGAAAGCCACCAGCCTACGGGAGGCCCTGACGGCGGCCGTGCCGTACCTGGCAGCGCACCCCGACGCCCTGCATGTCTTTGTCGACGAGGGAAACGTGGTGGGTACCGGTGCGCGATCGCTCGGGTTCGAGTATCGGTACACGCTCACCCTCATCGTGACCGACTACCCGGATAGCTCAGACACGATCGTAGTTCCCGTGCTGGCGTGGCTCCGCACCAACCAGCCGGACGCCTTCACCAACCCGGACAAGCGGGAAGACGCGTTCAAGTTCGAGGCCGAGATCCTGAACCACTCCACGGTCGATATCTCCATCAAGCTGAAGCTGACCGAGCGGGTGACGGTGAAAGTGGAAGGCAACGGCTACCAGGTCGAGCACCATCCGGAGCCCATCAACGAGAACGACGATCCCGCAAGTTGGAGGCCTGCGTGAGCGGCGTCCACGAGCTGGATGCGTACCTGGCCGGCTTGTTGGCGAAGCTTGACGCGCCACAGCGGCGCGTGCTGGCCCGGGCCGTTGCGGTGGAACTGCGCCGCCAGCAATCGGCCCGCATTGCCGCTCAGCGCAATCCTGACGGCACGGCCTACGAACCACGGAAGCCGCAGCTCAGACATAAGCGCGGCGGCATTCGCCGCGCGATGTTCACCCGGCTGCGCATGGCGAAATGGCTGAAAGCGGAGGCAGATCCGAACACTGCCGTCGTGACGTTCGCCGGTACCGCTCAGCGCATAGCGACTGTCCATCACTTCGGTCTGCGCGATCGGGTCAACAAAAACGGGCTCACAGCCAAATATGCTGCTCGACAGTTGCTTGGACTCACTGACTTGGATGTGTCCCGCGTCGTCAACACTGTTTTTCAACACATGAACATGTAGGCAGCGCGCAGCCACTTTTCACGGTACTACCAGGCTCAGCCCCAACCGATCAGAGTGATGACCTTGGGTTCCACAAATCGAAAACTCCTGCTTACACCATCGCCAGCGAAACGGGTAGCTTGTTGCCCGATGTGCAAAACGGTCTGCGACCATTGATTCTTTGCTGAGCCGAGCAGTTTCGACTCGAGAGGTTCATGGTTGGCGCTTGATGAGCGAATTCGAAAGATTGCCCTTGCAAAGGGATGTTCTTCGCCGAATGTGTAAGCCGGAAGCCTTGCAGCTATCGCCACGGCTTGGGAGAAATCGTTCGCCTGGATCTGAACGGGCCCTTCAATCAAATCGACCGCGATAGTTTTGAGGAATCTGCACAGGGCCAGCGAAGATGCCAGCACGAAATAGATGACTTCCCACACCAGCGTGGTCACAGAGAAGACCTCTTGAGTTCGGTGGAATACGGAACTCGGGCCAACCACGCCGGCCTCGACGCCTTCCATAAAGTAGCCGTGCAGAGTCCCCAATATTGGCCCCTGCTGGTAGTCCATTGAGTAGATCCTGATGCGGGATTGCTGATGCTTTATCGCGTTCGCAGCTGAAGAGACAAATCTCTTGTTCTGCTTCATCTCCTTTTGCAAGGTCTTATATGCGGCACTCTTGTCACGCTGCTCTCGATGAGCAAAGTAGCCGGTTGCAATCCAGTCAATGTCGTCGACGTGCTCGGCTGCCGCATAAAGGGTTAGCTCGATATAGTCGATGACCTCTACCATCAAGTCATCACTTCCATTGCCTGGCGTTTCCGCGACGCGTCCAACACTGAAATAGCTCTCCAACCGCCTACAGAGTCTGACCAGCTTGTCACATACACGGTGGACCGAGACGTTATAAATCCCGAACGGCATCCGCACGTTCTGCTGGTTGTGGAAACATCCTTTTGCCGTAGACCGCGCAAGATAATGGTGCGCCTCAAGACTCGATTGTGAGTCTTTGCTGAGGTCAATAAAGAATTCAGCTTTTGTCACGATGGCCCTCTGTGCTCTTATGAGTAGTGTTGCACATTCGATAATTTGGATAAGGCGCGGCCACAAACTAGCGTTGTGCCGTTCCTGTTGTGGCGACGGAACTCACAACTAAGCTGTGATGACCCGCACGCGCGCGCACGGCACTCTGCAGGGATGGACAACGCAGAGCTTGCCCGCCTCATCGAGAACCTGATCCGCGTCGGCACCGTGGCCGAGGTGAGCCACGGCCGCCCGCCGGCCGTGCGCGTCACCACCGGGGGCATCACGACCACCTGGCTGCCCTGGTGCGAGAAGCGCGCCGGCGGCACGCGCACCTGGAACCCACCGACCAAGGGCGAGCAGGTCGTCCTGCTGTGCCCGAGCGGCGACCCGTCGAACGGCATCGTCCTGTGTGCCATCCCCTCGGCCGCCAACGACGCGCCCAGCCAATCGCCAAACGAAACCGTCACGCTGTACCCGGATGGCGCGCTGGTGAAGTACGACCACGCCGCCGGCATGCTGACCGTCGAGGGCGTCAAAACGGTATTCCTGGAAGCCGCCACCAGCGTGCTGGTGAAGTGCCCCGACACCACGTTCGACGGCAACGTCACGGTCAAGGGCCTGTTTTCCTTCCTGAACGGCATCGCCGGCCAGGGCGGCGACAACGGCAACGTCATCACGGGCGACCTCACCCATCAGGACGGCAAGCTGTCTTCCAATGGCGTGGTGCTCGACGACCACGGCCACGGGGCCGTGCAGCCCGGCGGCGCCTGGACGGAGGGCACGCGATGAGCGGCATGAGCAACACCACTGGCCGCTCGCTGGGCGATCTTGCGCACATCTGGCAGTCGGTACGCAACATCCTGACGACGCCCATCGGCTCGCGCGTGATGCGCCGCGATTACGGCTCACTGATTCCCGAGCTGATCGACCAGCCACTGAACCCCGCCACCCGGCTGCGCCTCATGTCGGCCGCCGTCTCGGCGCTCGTGCGCTGGGAGCCGCGGATCCGCATCTCGTCGGTCCGCTTCTCCGTTGGAGCCAACGGCGCAGCCGTCATCGACATCGAGGCCGACCGCATCGACGGGCCGCGCCGTGAATCGCTGGGCACGTTGAGCGTGCCCGTCCGGAGCAACTGAGCATGTCCAGCCTGATCGACCTTTCCCAGTTGCCACCGCCGGACGTGGTGGAGGCGCTGGACTTCGAGACGCTTTTTGCCTCGCGCAAGGCGCGGCTGATCTCCCTGTACCCGCCGGAGAAGCGCGAGGAGATCGCCGCCGTCCTCGAGCTCGAATCCGAGCCGTTGGTGCTGTGCCTACAGGAAAACGCGTACCGCGAGCTGGTGCTGCGCCAGCGCATCAATGAGGCCGCGCAGGCGGTCATGCTCGCCTATGCGAAGGGCGCCGACCTCGAGCAGATCGCGGCGCTATTCGAGCTCGAGCGCCTGCAAATCAAACCGGCGGATCCTGTGGCGGGCACACCGGCAGTGATGGAGGAAGACGCCGACCTGCGCATGCGGATCCAGCTCGCGCCGCAGTCGTTCTCCGTGGCGGGGCCTGAAGGCGCGTACCGTTCGCACGCCCTCAACACGGATGGCCGCGTGCTCGACGCCTCCGCCACCAGCCCGCAGCCCTGCGAAGTGCTGGTGACCGTGCTTTCCCGCGAGGGCGACGGCACGGCCCCGCAGGATCTGCTCGACAAGGTGGCGGCAGGCCTGCGCTCTGACGACGTCCGCCCGCTCACGGATCTGGTGACCGTGCAGTCCGCCAGGATCCTCCCCTACCAGGTGGCCGCGACCATCTACACGTTTCCCGGCCCGGACTCCAGTGTCGTGCTCGAGCTCGCGCGTAAGCGCCTGTCTGTGTACGTGGAAGGCTGCCACCGCCTCGGGCGCGAAGTTGCCGTCTCTGGCCTGCATGCGGCGCTGCACGTCGACGGTGTCGAGCGCGTGGAGCTGCACGAGCCAGCCGGCAACGTTGCCGCTGACCTGACGCAGGCGCCGTTCTGCACGGCCATCAACGTGCTGCATGGAGGCATCCGTGGCTGACCTGCTGCCGCCGAACGCCACCGAGCTGGAGCGTCGCCTGGCCGAGGTCAATGGCGCCATCAGCGACCTTCCGGTGCCGCTGCGCACCCTGATCGACCCCGACAAGATCCCCGCTCAGCTGTTGCCCTGGCTCGCCTGGCAACTGGGAATCGACACCTGGAAAGACTACTGGCCGGAGCAGATCAAGCGCGCCCGGGTGAAGGCGGCTATCCCGATCGCCCGCAAGAAGGGCACGGCCGCCGCTGTCCGGGCTGTGGTGGCTTCCTTCGGCGGGAACATCTCGCTGCGTGAGTGGTGGCAGATGGATCCGCCCGGCCGGCCGGGCACGTTCGACCTCGTCATGACGGTCAGCGAGCGCGACGATGTGCCGGCCACGGCGGACTTTGTCGCCGACATCGTGGCCGAGATCGACCGTACGAAGCCCGTGCGAGCGCACTACACCTTCACTCAAGGATTCAATCGGCGGGGCGGCATCGGCGTTGCTGCCGCCATCCGCCCGGCCCTCTATACCCGCCTCTCACTTTCGGACGTCTGACATGGCTGGAGCACTTATCAACATCACCGACGCCGGCCGCGCCGCGCTGGTCAACGTCGACCACACCGGTACGCCGGCCCGCAAGATCGTGCAGGTAGGCTTCGCACAAGCGGCTTTCAACTTCGATCCGGCTCTCACGGTGCTGCCGAACGAGGTCAAGCGCGTCAGTACGGTATCGGGCGAGAACATCGCCGCAGACACCATCCACGCGACCATCCGGGACGACAGCGCCGATCAGTTCTCCCTCTAC